ATGTGTTTATCGCACTGCTAAAAGCAGACGATTTCATTATCATTCAAGACCGAGATGTTCACACCAACTTTCAGAAGTTCAAAGTCACAGCGGCCGCAACCGTTCTTGGTGGCTACAGCACCGTCCCAGTTGTCTTAGACTCCTCAGGCGGTACTGGCACCACCAACTTCAGCAACTTCCAGGCTCTTGCTTTATTGCTTATCAATGTCGGCCTTACAGGCGCAACTGGCCCAATCGGTCCAACAGGTCCAACTGGCGCGACTGGTCCAACAGGCCCTGCAGGCGCAACAGGAGCGACAGGCCCTCAAGGTGAAATCGGACCAACTGGTGCCACAGGCCCCGCGGGTGCGAATGGTGCAACTGGCCCAACTGGCCCACAAGGCGAAACTGGCGCGACAGGTCCAACAGGCCCGCAAGGTATTCAAGGCGACACTGGCCCAACGGGTGCAACTGGTCCACAAGGCATTCAAGGAATCCAAGGCGTCCAGGGAATCCAAGGAGAAACTGGAGCTACTGGTCCTACAGGCCCAGTCGGCCCAACAGGCCCAGTCGGTGCTACAGGCCCAGCTGGAGCGACTGGAGCCACAGGCCCACAGGGAATCCAAGGCGATACTGGAGCGACAGGTCCAACTGGCCCACAAGGAGCCACAGGCCCTGAAGGTTCAACTGGAGCCACAGGCCCACAAGGCATTCAAGGCGATACTGGAGCCACAGGTCCAACTGGCCCTGCGGGTGCTACTGGTCCAACTGGTCCACAGGGCATTCAAGGCGACGCTGGAGCCACAGGCCCAACTGGGGCAACAGGTCCAGCTGGCCCAACTGGGGCAACAGGCCCGAGCGGTGCTACTGGCCCAAGTGGCCCAACAGGTCCTCAGGGTGGCGACAACCCAGTTGTTGACTACATAGACGGCGGCAGCGCATCAAAAAACACCGATGTCATCTACAACGCAGAAACTTCGGGCACCACATCTTGGACTTATACGATTGACGCTGGTGGGGCGACAGTAACCTTCTAAACAAGCGAAAGCAGGAGACATGACAGCAAGAATGCAACAACGCCGAGACACGGCAGCGAATTGGACCAGTTCCAATCCAACCCTTGCCGCTGGCGAAATCGGCATAGAAACCGACACACAAAAAATGAAAGTCGGTACTGGTAGCACAGCATGGACTTCGCTTGCCTACACTGCGATGGGAACCGTTACCAGCATTACGGCTGGCACGGGCCTTTCAGGTGGGACGATTACCGAAAGCGGCACTATCGCTATCGACTCAACCGTAACAACGTTGACTGGCTCACAGACTCTCACAAACAAGACACTAACCACCCCAGTAATAAACGGTGGCACGCTTGCAGATGCAATTGTTAAAGGTCTTGAAGAAGATGTCAATGTGGTTGCGTCGGCTGCGACTGGCACAATCAATTTCGATGTCTCAACAGCTTCAGTGTGGTACTACACATCAAACGCAACGGCAAACCACACACTTAATTTCCGCTACAGCAGCGGAACAGCATTGAACGCGGCCATGGCGACAGGTGACGCAATCACTCTCGTTTGGTTGAATACTAATGGCACAACTGCTTATTACCCAAACGTGATTCAGATAGATGGCAACACGGTCACGCCGAAGGTTCCCGCCGCAATCACAGCTGGGAATGCTTCTTCTATCGATGCCTACGCATTCACGATTATCAAAACGGCATCTGCCACTTTCACAGTGTTAGAAACTCAAACCAAGTTCGCTTAAGGGGATTCCATGTCACCGATTATTAGCACCAAAGCTGGCGCGTCAGCGCAGGGCTATGGCGCATTCGTGTCGCGAGAGACTCTTACTGTTGATTACCTTGTTGTGGCTGGCGGTGGTGGCGGTGGGTTCCCAGGTGGCGGTGGAGCTGGCGGTTTTAGAACTTCTGCTGGCACTTCGGGCGGTGGCGCTTCTGCAGAAACAGCTTTGCGTTTAACAGCGAATCAAGCGTACAGCGTTGTCGTTGGTGCGGGCGGTCGCACAGCTTCGTGGCCATTCCGCTATCAAATCGGTGGCAACGGTGGACCTTCAGTTTTTGCTACAGTAACAAGCACTGGTGGTGGCGCTGGCGGTGCTGGTTCAATCGGCGCTGTGGGCGGTTCGGGTGGTGGTAGTGCATCAACATTTAATGGTGCTGCTGGCACGGCAAACCAAGGCTATGCTGGTGGTAATGGTGCTGCTGGCACAAACAACACAAACGGCGGTGGCGGTGGCGGTGCTGGTGCTGTTGGCTCCAATGCTGTTGCAAACACACAAGGCGGCGTCGGTGGAAATGGCGTGGCTTCGAGCATCACAGGCACTTCAGTGACTTACGCTGGTGGTGGCGGCGGCGGCACTGGAAACGCTGGCGGTGCGTCCACGATTTCGGGTGGCTCAGGCGGCGGCGGTACGGGCGATTATGTCAGCGGCGGTTCGGCTGGCACTGCAAACACTGGTGGCGGCGGTGGTGGCAGGGGTACCTTGGGCGACGGCACTTCAACCTTTTTTGGTGGCTCAGGCATTGTTGTTGCCCGTTATGCTGGCACAACACAAAAGGCCACGGGTGGCAGCATTACCACAAGCGGCGGCAACACGATTCACACTTTCACTTCTTCAGGGACTTTTTATACAGGAACAAACACAATCGCCAAAGCAACTGGCGGCACGATTTCAACAGATGGCACATACCTTTATCACACATTTACAAGCTCGGGCACTTTTGCACCAACCCAATCAATAACAGTTGACATTCTAGCTGTTGGCGGTGGCGGTCAAGGCGGCGGCGGTAATGGTGGCGGTGGCGGTGCTGGCGGTGTTGTTCTTCTTTCAGCCTCTGTGACTGCGCAAAACTACTCTATTACAGTCGGCAACGGCGGTTCAGGTGGAGATACCAACAACAGCGGTGGCGATGGCGGCGGCTCACAGTTCGGCGCATTGACAGTTGCTGTGGGCGGCGGTGGCGGCGGTGGTTTCCAAAATAACAAACCAGGCCGAAATGGCGGTTCAGGTGGTGGCGGTGGTTCTGTGGGTTCCTACCCAGTCGCAGGCGGTACTGGAACATCGGGACAAGGCAACAACGGCGGTTCAGGAAATGGCGACTACAACTCTGGTGGTGGCGGTGGAGCTGGTGGCATTGGTGGCGACGGTTCGAACGCAAACGGCGCTGGAAATGGCGGCATCGGCACATCTACATACAACGCTTGGAGCGTTGCAACTGGAATTGGCGAGTTCAATGCTGCAGACGGCTTGTACTATTTGGCTGGCGGTGGCGGTGGCGGTGCTGATAATCAGACAGGAAACGATTTCGGTGGCCTTCGCGGTTTGGGTGGTGGTGGTTCGGGCGGTGGTGTCACATATGGCAGCACAGCTGGATTACCAAACACTGGCGGCGGCGGTGGTGGCAAGAGCGGTGGCGGCCCAGGACTCAACGGTGGGTCAGGCGTTGTGATAGTTCGTTATACAATCTAAGGGGGAAAATGAAAAACGTAAGCAAGATTAAAGAACAAAAGCCAACACAGTGCTACAGCTATGAAGTGGTGATGTTGGTTCACATAATCTCAGACGACGAAGCCGCGGCTCGAGCACAACTCGATGAAAAAGGTGGAATTGTGACAAAAAGAGACGTTAAGCTATTGAACAGCACCGCGCTCTATGGTGAAGAGGAGACAGACTAGTGGGTCACTACGCAAAAGTAGAAAACGGCATCGTTACACAGGTAATCGTCGCAGACGGTCCTGATTGGTGTGAGCAAAATCTTGGTGGCGAGTGGATTCAGACCTCGTACAACTCTAATGGCGGTGTTCACTCAAACGGCAAGTATGCAATTCACAAGAACTACGCTGGAGTTGGTTATCATTTTGATGGCACTGGCTTCTACGCTCCACAACCGTACCCGTCTTGGACACTTAATCCTCAAAGCTACCTGTGGGAAGCTCCAACCCCAATGCCAACCGACGGGTACTGGGAGTGGGACGAAGCGACACTTTCTTGGATTGAAATAACAACAGAATGAACAAGGTCGGGGGACCAATGAGATTTCACGTTGTAGCACTACCGCACACGCAAGTCACCAAGGATTTCACAAGCTGCGCTTTCACTGAGAAAGTGCGTCGTTTCTGCATCATGATGACAAACCTCGGCCATGGGGTTGTTCTTTATGCTGGCGAGGAAAATGAAGCTCCAGTGACGGAACTCGTCACTTGTATCAACGAGAAGCAGCGGGCTGCTGCGACTGCGGGCGGCCACTACACTGCAGCTTCGTTTGACACTGCGCTTCCACACTGGCAAATATTCAATGCGAACGTCATTCGTGAGATGGGCGAGCGAATCGAGCCTAAAGACTTCATTTGTCTAATTGGTGGCTACGCACACAAACCGATTGCAGACGCTTTCCCTGACCACATGTCAGTTGAGTTCGGCATTGGATATGGTGGCACATTCGCGAGATACCGCGTTTTTGAGTCTTATGCGTGGATGCACTCAATCTACGCTGGCCACAAGAATCCGACAACCGTGGACGGCAATTTCTTTGATGCTGTGATTAATGGGTTCATTGAGCCCGAGCAGTTTCCTGAAGGCAAAGGCAACGGCGACTACTACTTTTTTATCGGCAGATTGATTGAACGAAAAGGCTACCACATCGCTCAAGAAGTCTGCGAGCGCCTAGGCAAGAGGCTCATAATCGCAGGCCCTGGCCAACCAAATGGCGGCTACGGCGAGTTTATCGGCAACGTCGGCCCTAAAAAAAGAGCTGAACTAATGGGTGGCGCGATTGCACTGTTTGCGCCCACGACCTACATCGAGCCCTTTGGCAACATTGTGGTTGAAGCCCAAACCTGTGGCACTCCCACCATTACAACTGACTGGGGCGCTTTCACAGAGACCAACTTGCACGGAGTGACTGGCTACAGATGCCGTACGCTGGCAGATTTCGTTCGTGCAGCCGAGGACGTTAAGTCGCTCGACCGTGCGGCGATTAGAAAACAAGCTATCGAGAAATACTCACTCGAGGCAATCGCACCAAAATACCAAGACTATTTTGAGCGGCTGTTGACCCTTTGGGACGACGGCTGGTACCAACTAGATGAAAAAGAAAAGGCTGCCAAATGAGCTTATCCAACAGACTGCGCAAGGCTAGCGAACAACGAGCACAAAACCAGTTCGTCGAGCCGTTAGTCCCAGGCCGTCCTGCGTACGCGACTCCAGCTGGAGTTGATGTCAATGCAGACACTGCGATTCGCATGTCCACTGTTTATGCTTGTGTTCGGTTATTGGGCGATACCATCGCCTCTTTGCCGCTTGGTGCCTACGTTCGTCGTGGTCGCAACCGCATTCCGTACGCCGCAGTTTATGGGTCACAACCTAACTGGATAAACAACCCAAACCCTGACACCACGCGACTTGAGTTCTTCGAACAAGTAGTCTCCTCTTTAAATCTGCACGGCAACGCTTTCATTTTGACAACCCGCGATGACATGGGCGATGTGGTCGAGCTTTATTGCATCAACCCACTAAATGTCCGCATTCGTCGCGCCACTCCAGATTCTGAAATCACTTATGAAGTGACAATCGGCATCAGCAACGCTGACAACAGCTTATATGACAACATGCAAGCCTCTGAGCAAGCAATCAAAGTCATGACGCTGACGAAGCGCGAAATGTTACATATTCCGATGTTCAGGCTTCCTGGCCAGCTCCTTGGTCTTGGCCCAATCGGCGCAGCCCGCATCACGCTGGGCTCTGCGATGGCAGCCGAGGTCTACGCAGCCAGCTACTTTGGCAACGCTGCAAACCCAGGCGGTGTCATTGAAGCACCAGGCGAATTGACTGAAGAGCAAATCACAGACATCGCTCGCAACTGGAACCTTTCACACACAGGCCCGTACCGCGCTGGCAAGCTCGGCGTCTTGACTGGTGGTGCAGCCTTCAGACCACTCACACTCAACGCGGCCGATGCACAACTTCTTGAAGTCAGGCGCTTTGGAGTTGAAGAAATCGCTCGTCTTTTCCGTGTCCCGATTTCACTGCTAGGGCACCCAGTAGCTGGAGCCATGAGCTTTGCATCAGTTGAAGCTCAGAACTTGTCTTTCGTTCAACACTCACTGCGCCCACTCTTGGAGCGCCTAGAACAAGCACTTTCACCTCTTTTGCCTGAGCCTGACGGCTTTATTAAGTTCAACCTTGATGCGTTGCTTCGCGGTACCACACTCGAGCGCTACGACGCTTATACCAAAGGCTTAAACGAAGGCTTTTTGTCACTCAATGACGTTCGCGCTGTTGAAGACCTTGGCCCACTCGGCGAAGCTGGCGACCAATACAGAGTTCCACTGCAGAACATCGATGCATCAGACGCTAAAGATGTCGGCATGAAGCTACGAACCGAAATCGCGACCAACCTGATTCAAGTCGGGTTCGAACCGAAGTCAGTCCTTGAAGCTGTTGGCTTGCCTGCGATGAACCACACTGGAGTTCCAACAGGTCAGTTGCAACAGGTCTCAACGATTGACCCTGCAAACCCACTATCAGTCTATGAGGTCGAATAATGCCATACTACATTTCAGACCAGCAGAGC